AACATACTATCAAATTCTAAACTGCAGTTGCGCAAGGCAGAGGCAGATTATTATCGCTTGCGCAGAACTAAGATGCGGTATTATCGTGGAGAACTTACACGCGAAGAACTCGAAGAACATGGGTGGAATCAATACCAAGGTCTCAAACCGCTGAAGAATGAGATGGACGATGTTCTTCAGTGCGATGAAGAGATGATCAAGCAACAGGACAAGATTGATTATATTAAAGCAGTTCTATATCAATTAGAGCAGATTCTGCGGTCACTAAATAGTAGGACATGGGATATTAAGTCCGCAATTGAGTGGACCAAGTTTACAAATGGATTAATGTGACCGATCTAACCATCACGAAAAAAGATGAAGTGTATCTGAATGTGGAATGCGACCCCAGCATTTCACAGGAACTGTCAGAGTATTTTACTTTCGATGTTCCAGGTGCAAAATTCATGCCAACCTATCGTGCTAAGTTATGGGATGGTAAGGCACGTTTGTTTAACATGTGGACCAAAGAACTATATGTAGGACTTCTTCCATATCTCAGAGAATTTTGTCAGCGCAATGAATATGAGATGGACGTTCAGATCGAACGTATCGGTGATCCCATAACCTATGAAGAACTGGTTGAATATGCCGACTCTCTGAATCTCCACTCACAAGGTAATCCGATCGAAGCAAGAGACTACCAGTTAGACGCTGTTAAGTATGCGATTCGTATCGGCAGAACTCTGCTGCTGTCACCAACTGCATCAGGTAAGTCGCTGATCATTTATTTGTTGATGCGATATCACCAGAAGTTTGGGCGCAAACAGTTGATCATTGTTCCTACCACATCCCTCGTCGAACAGATGTATAAAGACTTCCAAGATTATGCCTCGGAAACAGACTGGAAAGCATCATATAATTGCGCCAGAATCTATTCAGGATTTGAAAAATCGAATGAATATCCTATAACGATTTCTACATGGCAGTCAATCTATAAGTTACCCAAAAAGTTCTTCGATGAGTTTGATGTAATCTATGGAGATGAAGCGCATCTATTCAAAGCGAAATCTTTGACGTCGATCTTCAACAAATGCACTAAGACTAAGTTCCGGATCGGAACAACAGGAACTCTTGATGGAACTAAGACGCATAAGTTAATTCTCGAGGGATTGTTTGGTAAGGTCCACAAGGTTATCTCAACTAAAGAATTGATGGAACAGGGATCGGTCGCCGACCTGGATATTCATTGCCTCGTTCTGGATTATTCTGATGAAGAGAAGAAAGCATTGACTAAGTATACTTACCAAGAAGAAATGGACTGGTTGGTAACACATCAAAAGCGTAACAACATAATCAAGAATCTGGCAACCACCCAGAAGGGTAACACATTGGTGTTGTTCCAGTTTGTTGAGAAACATGGTGCAGTTTTGTATGACTTGATCAATGAGAAGATCGGAAAGTCTCGCCAAGTTTTCTTTGTCCATGGTGGAACTGATACTCAGCAGCGCGAGAAGGTTCGTGAGATTACTGAGAAAGAGAAAGATGCAGTTATCATCGCATCGTATGGCACCTTTTCAACGGGAATAAATATAAGGAATCTGCATAATGTCATATTCGCTTCTCCTTCGAAATCTAGAGTAAGAAATCTCCAGTCGATTGGTAGAGGATTGCGTAAGGGAGATGACAAAACTTCCTGTCGTCTTTTTGATATAGGTGATGACTTATCTTGGAAGAGCAGAAAAAATTATACTCTACTACACATGATAGAGAGAATCAAGTTATATAATGAAGAAGGTTTCAAATACAAACTCGTGAGGATATCTACTGATGGAAACTCCAAAGGTACTTAAATTTAAAAATGGCGATCTAGTAATCGCAACGATAAGAGACAGTGAAACGAATGAATTATTCTGGATGGATAATCCTATTTCGGTAGTTCCCTATCCTGTCATCCAAGAAGATATTGTTGGAGAAACGTTTCTTCTGAAACCATGGATTGGTATTACTACAGAGAAAACTTTCCTGGTTCCCAAATCCGAAATAATTACTGTCTGTGTATTAAGGGAGAATCTCCTCGTCCAGTATGAGAGATATATCTCCGGAGAAGTAAAACTTCCCGAGGAAACAGAGGAGGCAAACGTGGACATGGAAATGTTGCATTCCCAACTACTCAGAAGCAGGAACCTACTCAATTAAGCAGTAGTAAAGCTATTATTCATCATACTCGACATAGTCATTATACCTCGAAACGCGAGTGTTGTCAAGCTATATACTGAAATAATAGTGAAAAAAAATCATTGACTAATAAGAAAAAGTATAGTATAACGGTATGATAAATGGAGTTATAAATGACTGAAATACCAGAGAAAAATGTGAAAAAACCATTCAAGAAGAATAAGAAAAACAACATACATTATGTAGATAACTCTAAGTTTCTAGAAGAGATTACTAAGTATCGAGATAGTGTGCTTGCTGCAAAAGAAGCAGGAGTATTGAAACCACGAGTTCCCAACTATATCGGGGAATGCTTTCTAAAGATCGCAACTCACTTGGCATACAAGAGTAACTTTATCAACTACACATATCGAGAAGAAATGGTGTCGGATGGTATTGAAAATTGTATTACTTACATCGATAACTTTAATCCTGAGAAATCAAAGAATCCCTTCGCGTACTTCACACAGATAACATACTATGCTTTCCTCCGACGCATTGCCAAAGAGAAACGCCAGCAACAAACTAAGTATCGATACATGCGAAACATTGATGTTCATGACTTGATTACACAAGACCACGATACAGGTGACTATGGTAATGAGTTTATTGACTATGTTAAGAAGCAGATGGACATGATTGATGACTTTGACAAACCAGAATCAGCAAAGGTCAGCAACATACCAAAGCGTCGACCGAAATATTTAGACCAAAAAATCATTGACAATTCTCTTGATATAGAGTAGAATGGATTTATTAAAGATTGTTAAAGGAGTTGTTTATGACTGAAGTAAAAACTAACAAGTACGTTGCATGGTTCACTGAAAACTGGTTTACCGTATTTTTCTTTCTTGCGTTTGCATTGATTATCGCGGCAGTATCCAGTAATATTAGCAACCACAGGAATGGTGTTCAAGGTGTTTCTAAACAGAACGCAGGATGTATCTATCTTGAGTCAAGTGATCTTGGTGAAGGTCAACACTACATGATCTGCGACGGACAAATTGTTCTTAAGCGCCTCGCAGAAGAAGGTGAAGCAGAACCAACGACTGAAGAAAAGTTGGAAGAAGTAGTTCCTACTGCACCTGCAAAGTAATTAGAAAGTTCGAGTATGAAGGTTGCGTTGATCACAGACACTCACTTCGGTGCTAGGTCAGATTCTATTCCGTTCGATAACTTCTTCGCGAAGTTTTATACTGAGGTGTTTTTCCCACACCTTGAACAAGCAGGAATCAAAACTATAATTCATCTTGGTGATGTTTTTGATCGCCGCAAGTTTATCAATTACAACACACTAAAAAAGTGTCGTGAGTATTTCTTCGATAAAGCACGAGATCTCGGTATCGATGTGCACATGATTGCTGGTAACCATGACACATTTTTCAAGAATACTAATGAGGTAAACTCACTAGACCTGCTGCTTCGTGAGTATGGAAATGTTATAACATATTCTGACGCAGAAGAAATTAAACTGGACGGAAAGAATCTACTGCTTGTCCCATGGATTTGTTCTGGTAATTATGCAGAAACCATGGAGGTTGTAGATAAAAGTAATGCACAAGCAGTATTCGGACACTTTGAATTTTCAGGTTTTGAAATGTACCGTGGGCATAAAAATGACCATGGCATGGGCACTGAACATTTTGATAGATTTCCTCTCGTTTGTTCTGGTCATTTTCACCATCGCAGTCGGACTGGTAACATTCTGTATCTTGGTAATACCTATGAGTTTACTTGGTCTGACTATAATGACCCTAGAGGGTATCACTTATATGACACGGAAACTAACGAGGTAGAATTCTTTGAGAACCCATTTCAAATCTTCCATAAAATCTATTATGATGATACTACTAGTGATCCTAATAGTATGGACCTTGGACCAATTGTTGGTAGTTGTGTAAGATTAGTCGTAGTCAAGAAGACAGACTTCTATAAGTTTGATCGCTTCGTTGATAAATTATATGACTGTGATCTAATCGAACTAAAGATAATTGAAGACTTCTCTGAGTTCGAGGCAGATGTAATTGAAGAAGATAAGATGGATGTCGAGGATACAATGACCGTACTATCTGATTTTGTTGATACTGTTTCGACCGATCTTGATAAAGACAAGATTAAAAACCTATTGAGAACTTTGTATATTGAGGCACAGCACGTTTCTGTATGATCATTTTTAAAACTATACGTTGGAAGAATTTACTTTCAACAGGTAATGCTTTCACTGAAATTAAACTCAACCGTTCACCCAGCACTTTGATTGTCGGCGAGAATGGTGGTGGTAAATCCACGATGCTCGATGCTCTCTGCTTTGGATTGTTCGGCAAACCTTTCCGCAGCATCAACAAACCGCAACTGTTGAATTCAATTAACAAGAAAAATCTTCTGGTTGAAATTGAGTTTGACATTGGTGGCAAAGATTACAAGATTGTTCGTGGTATTAAACCGAACATCTTCGAGATTCAATCTGGTGGTGAAGTAATCAATCAAGATGCTGCTGCTCGAGACTATCAAAAGTATCTCGAGGAATCAGTTCTCAAACTTAATTACAAGTCGTTTACTCAGATTGTTATTCTGGGATCAGCATCGTTTACTCCATTCATGCAGTTGCCACCGTTTACTCGTCGCGAGATTATTGAAGACATTCTTGACATTCAGATCTTTACCACAATGAATACTGTTCTGCGCGACAAGATGAACGAACTGAAAGATAGTCTTCATGATGCTGATGGTAAACTGGAAGTTCTGAAACAAAAGGCAACCATCCAGAAAGAATATGTCGATACGCTCGAAGCAAATAAAGAAAAGAGAGTTGATGAAATTATCTCGCGAATCGAAGAATGTGAATTGTCCATCGCCAGTTTTCAGAATCTTATTGGAGTACTCGAAGGCAAGAAGTTCACGCACGAAGATGCCAAGGCAGCACTCGGAGATCTCGGTGCAAAACAAAAGAAACTCGAATCTTTTAAAACCAAATTTTCCACCCAACTCCGCGATCTCCAGAAAGAGGTGGCATTCTATAATGAGACAGACGAATGTCCGACGTGCCAGCAAGGCATTGCTCACGATCATAAAGAAACCATCGTATCATCCAGACAAGAGAAAATCGAAGAACTATCTGCGGGAATGGATAAGTTACAGGAAGAGTTTACAAAACTTGAGGAACTTATCGCGGAAAATGAGACTCTCTCCGAACAAATTTCTGGGGTGAATGCAGAGATTATCGCGAACAACAATGAAATTATTGTTCAACAGCGTTTGATTCAAGCACTCAATTTAGAATACAATGACATCACTACCAAGACTGCAGATATTGATGAAGAAAAAACAAAACTCAAGTCATATGCTAAGGAAGTTCTGACACAGAACGAGGAGAAGGCAAGACTGAATGAAGAAAAGCATTACATGGAAGTTGTCTCGACGCTGCTCAAAGACACTGGTATTAAGACTAAGATTATTCGGCAGTATCTTCCAGTTATCAATAAGTTGGTGAATAAATATCTACAAGCAATGGACTTCTTTGTGCAGTTTAATCTTGATGAGAAGTTCGATGAAACTATCAAGTCTCGCCATCGTGATGATTTTAGTTATGCTTCATTCTCAGAAGGTGAAAAGCAACGTATCGATCTGGCACTTCTATTTACCTGGAGAACAATCGCCAAGATGAAGAACAGCGTAGCAACTAATCTGCTTATTCTCGATGAGGTATTTGACTCCTCACTGGATAATAATGGCACCGATTATGTTATGGCATTGCTTGATACTGTCGGGGAAGATACTAATGTGTTTGTCATCAGTCACAAGGGCGATCAACTGTTCGACAAGTTCCGCAGTCTGATCAAGTTTGAAAAGAAAAATAATTACAGTGAAATGGTGGTATAATAATGTTAGTCTCACAACTATATAAATCAGATCCTTACAGATATATTAGTGACAAATTTTCTGCGAAGCATGATTACGTTCCTGAAGTCTACGATAAATATTTTTTGAGCATAAAAGAAACAGCGAAAACAATCTTAGAGGTTGGTATTAAACAGGGGTCATCGTTGATTCTTTGGAATGATTATTTTACGAATGCCAAAGTAATTGGTCTTGACATTAATTCTAGTAAACAGTTTGACAAACCAGAAAATCAATTTAAAGATATCTTCTGCATTATCGGAGATGCTTATTCTCCAAAGGTTATGGACATGATTCCATATGATCTTGATGTTGCTATTGACGATGGTTCGCACATGTTACTTGATATATTATTTTTCATAGATAACTATCTTCCGAGAGTTAAATCGGGAGGTTACTTGATTGTCGAGGACATCGTCCCCGAATATCTAGATGTGCTACTCGAGAAAGTCAAGGATTTAGATTATTTCTTGTATAAAAATGATGAGTTACAAGATGACAATAATCTACTTGTGATTACAAAAGTATAGGATGAACCATGGAATTAATTAAATTTACAGACCCTGCTCTTCGCAAGGTTCCAGAAAACTTTGACTTCGAAACCCAGAACGCACAGGAACTTGCCGATACATTGTGGGAAGAATCCCGACGGTTACGAGGACTTGGACTTTCTGCCAATCAAGTTGGTATTGACTCTAAGGTTTTTGTGATGGGATCTGACGATACCAATCGTAAGAATGTTTTTAATCCGCATGTAATTTCTGTCTCTAAGGAAACAGAACTCGCCAAGGAAGGATGTCTATCTTATCCTGGATTATGGTTGTCGGTTAAGCGTCCCAAGGAAGTGACTCTTTCATATCAGAATGTTACTGGAGAATATGTGGTTGAAACTTTTACGGGTCTACCTGCAAGAATCGCTCAGCATGAATTCGATCACATGGAAGGATTAAACTTTTCTGATCATGTGTCACAGTTGAAACTCGACATGGCACTCAAGTCTTTAAACAAACGAGCAAGAAAGTATCTGAAGAAATATGTCAAACAAAACTTATGATTTTGGATTCACATTTGAAGATCCAACCGAAACTGTAATTCATGTTCAAGAACCGTATAGTTCTCAGACGATAGACGCTGACGATCTCAAAGATGAGATTATGGCAAAACTCTATGACATCGAGTCTCGTATTTTGACAGCAGACCAGTCAACAATGATCTCTGAACATAAACGACTCGTCGAAATGGAAGTTACAGAGAAACTAAAACAAGTCGAAGATCTAATTCTTCCCCTACTTTACAACCTGATGAAGAATCCTGAGAAGGAGTATATTCATTGGCCAAACAGGATACCAATTATTGATGCACAAATTGACAAAATCACCGCGATCACGCGACACTATGAGTGAGAATGACCTGCCCTTTTTTCCTAAACCTAAGTTCTTCCAGCAACCAGTAGCAACTGCTGTTACATTTTATCTCTGTGGTGAAATTAAACCAGCGGAAGAATATGTTGAATGGTTCCAGATTCTCCGAGCAGCGGGTGAGACTGATATAATCTACATTCGCATTAACAGTGAAGGTGGTGACTTGTTCTCTGCTTTACAACTGGTTCGTGCGATGCAGGAATCAAACGCTACTATCGTCTGTTCAGTCGAGGGTATTTGTATGAGCGCTGCTACTTTGATATTCTTATCGGCAGACAGGTTCGAACTCTCTGACCATACCATGTTCATGTTCCACAATTATTCCAGTGGCACAATTGGTAAGGGTGGTGAGATGTATGATCAAATCACACACTTCAGGTCTTGGTCAGAAAAATTATTTGATTCATTCTATAAGGACTTCTTGACTCCTGAAGAAATCAAGTCGATGCTCGACAACAAGGATATCTGGTTGGATGCCGAAGAGGTCGCGAAGCGTCTAGAGAAGCGTATCGTGGCACAAGATCCGCCAGAAGAAACTCAACAACCAAAACGTGCAAGAAAAAAACCAGTAACGAATAAATAGGCTTGACTTTTACGGAAAAAGCAGGTATAGTAATTCTATGATTGGTTTTAAAGAATATATTTACGAACGAGAAGAGGGTTCTGGTCTGACCATTTGGGATATCGACGAGACCCTCTTCAACACTAAGGCACTCATCTATGTTATGAAGGGTGGCGAACTGGTTCGTAAACTTTCAAACCAAGAGTTTAACACCTATAAACTTGGTGCTGGCGAGTCCTTCGACTTCCGCGAGTTCCGCGATGCTAAGCACTTCCGCGATACATCTGAACCTATCGCGAAGGCAATTAATAAGTTGATTGCCATTCACAAGAACGTCAAAGC